GCTCGAAACGCGGTAATTAGGCTTTAGCGTTAAATTAAATAGCTTAAGAGATGCTTCCAAATCATCTATTTTGCTATCTTCTGGCACTTGTAACACAAAATCATCTCCATGAATCAAGACTGCATCCATAGGTAATGGCATCCCTAACACACTAATATAATAGTATGAGAGCGCTACTAATAATGTGAAGGTATTAATGATGCTGGTTAACCTAGTACCAGAATTATTGCCACCAAAGGTATACATACACCTACCTGTAGATGATATAACAGGTGAAAAGATATGGTATACGGCAATACCAAACGAAAGAGCAGACGCGCCTGTTAACTCAATAAGTCTGGTTAATAATAGCAAAATCATAGCTGGTGGTATAGTGCAATCCATGCCAGAGATATCACCACATACCATCTTATAGCCTCGAGAGCGTGCCTTAGAGTCAAAATGCCTGAGTTCATTAGCTAATTGAGGCCTAGTTAGCCCATAGCAGAAAGGTCGCTGCTTAACCCTCTTTAGCACAGCTCCAAATAAGTGCACTTCGGCAAAAATTATGGCATGTGGTACCCCGAATATTTGCCTAATCTTCGTCTGGATTCCTTTCCGCGAAACACCTACTGCATACAGCTTAGTAGTATAACGGTGAAACAGAGTGCACGGAAATTGTAACATACTCAGTGCTACTTGGGTTAATGTTAAACCTTCCCACCATGTAACTTGCTTAATTGCATGATTAATTGCTTTATTATCACCTTTCTTCAAGTAAAGTGGCCAACAAGATGAAGATGACTTAGGCAACATTAAACTGACAGATTGTAATGGAATACGCTGGCAAGCGTGGTTAAGCCCTAATGCATTAAAAGCATCTTCACTACATCTGCCCAAAATCTGGGGATTGACAGAAATACGCTTAAGTGCGCAGTGCTCCCGGAGCGTGACCTCATCTGCATCATGCACTGTTTGCGCAACCACATCTGTTTGTAGTGGTAGTTTAATACCATACACTTTCTCACAAGCATGATGAGCAACAAAATCCACAAGGGGTGTCCTAAAACTCCTACTCCTACGAATTGCCTTCCGAGGAAAGGGTAAATTAAACACACCAGAAAAGGCTTTAATAAATCCGAGTATGGAGATCCCTAACCTAGAAGCCTCTGTGCCGGTTTGTGTACCAAGCTTACTTAACTGGGTTGAGAGATTTGCAAACTGACCCAGTACACCTAATTGTTTGGAAGTTCTCATTTGCTGATAAAACGGGGCCTTCGCGAGTGTACTCCAAAATAGGAGTTGTAAATCAGGTCTAATTTATTTATCGGTTGACCTACCCCCGACGGCGTTAAGTGCGAACGCTCTGGTACTGACGGGCTTAGTCAGAGTGCCACTCTAACTCTAACCTATTAGGATTAAGAATATTGCGATAAAATGGCTAGGCATGGTTCCGTTAATACGTAACGGCACGTTTAGCACTTATTAGGTGCCGGATAATATGTAGGGGAGGCCTTATTCTAATAGTTGTATAAATCTCTCCAGCCCCATGTTAGTCTGCTCGCGATAAACATCAACCCGCACGGCAAATGGGAACTAGAGGGTAGAGTTGCCGGATGTAAGTAGTGTTGTGCTATGCTATCACCAATAAATGCAATTCTTAATCCTAAGATCTACCTTTAGCAGGACGTGTACAACTACCCTATGAAGGTATCACATAGGATAGGGGCTAAGTGGTCTCTCAGAAAAATTTTCG